ATCGAGAACCGATTAGATATAGACACTCCAAGTTGCCTCTATTATTTCACAGAATCAGTGTCAATTGGAACGGTAGGTTATTCATCGGTTACTAACAAACTGCCTGGTGGAATATTTTTACAAAGAAAATTTGAAGAAAAATAAAGATATTTTGTGGATGATATATGGCAAATACATATACAGGAACATTGTCAAAAATTCAGGGGTTACCACTGCTCTATTCCCCATGCCGTGTGAAGATAATGACTATGATTTACAATATTTAGGATATAATTATAAATTACAGGAGGTAGAATTATAGGTTTGGATTATAAGTATACGGAGTTGGATTATGCAAAGGACGTTTATGAAAATGGGTTCAGGTCGGAGCAACATATGCCGACTGAACTCCGATTAGTTGCTACATATATGAGGAGAATACTTGGCTATACACCAAAAATTTTACGCAATGATTTTTATAGGTGGTGTGAATCTCATATTCCTGGATATAAAAAAGAGTTGTATTATAAAATGATTAATTCAGCTATAAATAAAGCGTGTAAGAAAGGTTCGATACTTATTAATGTCGATAGTGTGGTTTTTTACAAATATGAGATGGATTACATAAGTGACTTGTATATAACGGGAGACATTGATGAGTATGATGAATTCAAATATTCTTACGAATGCAAAAAACTATTATTTACCTTTTTGTTTAAGATGAAAGTTAATAAATACGTTACTGAAACAAAAAGTATGGAAGATGATTTTATTTACAAAGGCAAATATTTTAAGGGTGGACAGAAAAGATATACAGAGTTAAAGAAACTGGCAAAACTCCCCGAAAAGGTTAGAATAAATGAAGATATAATAAATACATTATGGGTTAACGGACTCGCTTCTCCAATGTTTAATGGCTTAGTAAGGCTAGATTTTATGGAAGAGATATATGAAATAGAAGAAAAAAAAGATATGGATAAGACGGTTGTTATGCAGGTCAAAGATTATGATTCTGTTGGTTGGTACTTTGATTTTTATAACGGTGATAATAAGATATTGTTCTGTAAAGAATGCGGAAAAATATTTAAGCGAAGATCTAATAGGCAGGAAACGTGTTCTGATGAATGTTCAAAAATTGTAGATAGGAATAAAGCTAAAGAAAGAATGCGATTAATGAGAAGTGAAAAAAGTTCGATTTAGAAAATTCTTATAAGTCCTTATTCTATAAGGGTTTAAAGCACTTTCTAAAATTCTGTATATAATGGAAGAGAGGTAATATTTGAATATGACAAATCTTTGAGAATCGCAAAGTTGTATATTTATATCATTCTTCCAAAATTTATTTGATGAATACTCTATAAAATTATCGTTTCTCATAAAGTCGTTGATTAGCTTACATTCGGTAAGTTGATTGACGACACCTCCTCGACAATAATTGGTTCCAGCGTGCATGGGAAGCTAGATTAAATGTGGTCAATCAGGTGGTAGCACTTGGGCGTAAAGCAGCCAATAATGATATCATTAATATAAGTCAATTGGTGAAGCTGGGTTCCTGAATGGGAGTAAGCCACAAGCCGAGAATTCCTTTGCATCAGAGAATTGGCTTATATGCTTAGAAAATACCCGTTTGCTTGGGTTATTGATACGATTAGGTGGTTCAACATAACCCACTTTTCATATTTTAGAATAGTACTATGTGCGAAATTTAATATGAGTAATAAAAGTTGTAACGAGTGACCGTAATAAGTGTCATAAAAAATTGCAGCTTTACGAGCTGTGGTCTACCGGAATAGAACGTTTCATGGAGACAGTGATTAAAAATTACGGAATTTAACTCAGTTCGGTTAGAGTACCCGGCTTATATCCGGTTAGTCGTGGGTTCGAGTCCTACAATTCCGATGATCTATTATCAATAAGTGCGAAAATTATTGATATAAAAACCACCGCATAAGGAGCTGTAAGAGCGCACTCTTCCACTCCAGTGTAATGTCGACGCGTAGGTTAGTTAAATTACGATATTACATAATTTCAATCGTCAATATGGTATGGATATAATTTAGTGTGCATGACTACATACAAAAACTAATAATTCAAGTCGCAATAAACCCTGTGAGTTTGCACAGCGAAGCAGGTACTTGAATTATGTTTCCTAGAAGTTTGTGAAGACTTACCTACAGGTAGGTGTAGGCGTAAGGCCGAAGGGCGTTTTAATAGGGAACGAATTCGAAATTGTCATCATGATTGTTCATGAGAGACTTGCGGGTTAAATATTTTTACGGTTAATCTGCACATTTGATAGTCCAGTGGGACAGTGAATTACAAGCCAACTGTGAGGCTTACAATACCAGTACATAAAGGGTAAGGCAACCACCGATCAAAACTGCTGATAACCTGTGTGACGTTTAGGAAAATGTATTCTATGATACCTGTTTACGTCTAAAAATAATATGACCAATTTTACGAATCGTAGGGCGAATCCGATGATTATCGTTCTGTAAGGCACAGAGGACTTATAGAAAGTATCTGCTGGTGGGTAAGCATGGGTTGGCTTATAGTCAAAACAACCTCACTTTCCGGAAGTGTCAATTAAAATAGGGTTTCTCGATGTCACCTGGCTAATAAAAAATCGAAAATGTACAAAACTCTAACTTTGGTGGCTGACCACCGTCTATAATTAAGCTGATCGTATCAACAGGGCGTTGAACTTACCAGTTTGGTAACGTATATCTGATGATATCTGTTTCAAATACAGCGGTCAGATTTTTCCCAATAATGATATTGGCTCCCTTATTAACGGAATAACAACTGAGACGTTGAAAAACGTCTCTTTTTTATTAATAAAATAAGGAGATTATAATTGATTAATATTGAATGGAAAAGATTAATTTATCACAATGAAGATATTGGAGACTTTTATTTAATTTCAAATAGTGGGCAAATAATGGGAGTTAAAACTGGGAAGCTTCGATCAAAAAATGTTAATCATGAAGGATATTATTTTGTTGGTGTGAGTTTAGGGAGCAGAAACGAGAAACGATGTATTAAAATACATAGAGCAGTAGCGGAATCTTTTATCGAGAATCCTTATAATTATCCAGTTATCAATCATAAAGATGGAGATAAATTAAATAATAATGTTGAGAACCTAGAGTGGTGCACCTATCAATATAATACGATTCATGCAATAAATATGGGATTGTTAAAATTTGACAGTATTAAGGTGGTATGCCTGAATACTGGAGAAGTGTTTGACGATGTACATAATGCAGCTTCTTGGTGCGGATTAAAATCAAGCAGAAGTATTATGGATAATATTAATGGAAAAGCGGGATATGCTGGGAGACATCCAAACACAAATGAGTTTTTACGCTGGGGAAAGGATCTCGATAATAAGAGTGTTTCTTCTAGCGATTCAAGTAAACCCAAAATATTACATAAAGAGAAAATAATTTGTATAACAACGGGTCAGGTATTTAATTCGGCAAATGAAGCTGGTGTATTTTACAATTTAAAGTCAATAGGACATATATCAAGCTGCTGTCGAGGCAAAGAAATGTCTTATGGTAAAGATAATAAAAGCGGTAAAAGATTAAAATGGATGTATTATGCTGATTGGTTAAAAAATCAGTCTAATAATAGCAACACAACTCTCCTCTCCGGAGAAATTTTAAAACGAAAGCGAGTGAAATACTATTTTACCAATAAGTAAGAAAGAAGCTAAGCTGTTAGAATCTCAAGGTTTCAGATATTCTGATCACAAAAATTTATATGATGCAGACTTATGTCATTCTGCAAACAAGCGTCACAGAAGCTATTATGCTGCTCCAAAGGTTGCTGTTTTAAGAGCATTAAAAGCCATTCGTGGCGACTAAATGGTATGGGTGAAGAATATAACCGTGGTTTCATAATTCAACGTACAGAAACAGGTTATAGGGTGTGTAGAAGCGACGATAATAGTGTTCATATCCACTTCAAAAATTTCAACCCAGCAAAAAGATTAATTGACAATGTGGTAGATGAGAAAATACCACGTAGAGTAGGTAATTATTACTTATCATGTATAGCAAGATTAACACTGAATATAAAATTTAAAGAAAAAGTAGAACAGCTTCTTGATGTAAGGGTGAATAAATCTCGCCAGAGATATTTCAATCCACACAAGAAGTCTTTTTAATTTGGAGGAAAATATATTATGGCATTTAAAGTAACAGAAATTGCAGAAAAAACTACACCAGCAAAGAAAACGATTGCTGTTTCAGACGTAAAAGTAAGTGAGTTGAAATTTATTGATGATTCCGGAGATATTACCGAAAAGGTATTAGCTGAATTCCCAGAGGGCATTGACCTTGTGAGTTTCAAAATTACTGTGGAATTACCTGGCGATGATGAATAAGGGTGGTGGAAAATATTACATATAATTTTTCAGAAGAATTAGCCAATTATAATTTAACCGATGATCAATTTGAGAGATGTATTCAGGATATCACCGATAAAGTTCTTGGTAATGAGGATTATGATTGGGCTGATATTGTTGAGAGATATAATTTACCTATTTCCAAAGATACCGTCAGAAAAGGATCTAGTTCAAAGCCATTTGGGGCAGTCTTTATATCTGAGTATTTTAAGAATAAAAAGTTATCTGAAACCAGATCGGATATTGAGATAGCAAAACAGACTTATAGAACGGAAACGGCAGTAAATAAAGACGGCAGTATTACAAGCGACAAATTAATAATCCTCAAAGAAGATGAACTTAAAAATAGAGACTCTTTGTTAAAAGCTCATGGTTTTGATGTTAAGGAGTGGGAACTAGTTTCTGCTAGAAATAATATATGGAATGTATATAGCAAGCAGGACGGGATACAAGAGTTATATTCGAGCAAAATTGTTGTCAAACCAAGAACAGATATTTCACTTGAGGAAATTAAGGAATTCTATGATGACTTGATTAAAACATACTCGCCTCCCGCTGTAAAAGAATATGGTAAGAAATCAGGATTATTATTTGAGCTACCTATTATGGATTTACATTTGGGTAAATTTTCGTCTTCTGACATTGTTGCTGATGAATACAACACTCAAATTGCAAGAGATTGTTTTAATAAGGTAATTGACACCTGTATTTGTAGGTTAAAAGATACCGATATTGAAAAGATAGTTTTTCCAATTGGACAGGACTTCTTCCATTATGACACAGTTGGAACTACTACGACTGGAGGTACTCCACAAGATAGTGATGTTAAGCATCAAACCTTGTTTAAAGACGGAGTTACGTTGCTAATCGACGGCATTAGCAAATTAACAAAAGAGTTAAATGCGCCGATTGAAATATTCTGTATCCCCGGCAATCATGATTTCATGTCAAGTTATCACGCAGTTATGGCAATTTGGTGCTACTTTCATAATAACGAAAATATAAATGTAGATCTGTCCACTTCTCCAAGAAAATATGTTGAATTTGGTAAATGTCTTGTTGGCTATGCTCACGGAGATAAAGAGAAAAAACGCATAGAAAAACTCATGCAGGTTGAAGCTCCTGAGTCATGGGGTAGAACCAAATTCAGGGAATTTCATTTGGGACATTTACATTCTGAGCAAGTATCAGAAGACGGAGGAATTATCGTGAGAAATCTATCTTCGGTGACTGGTACAGATGCATGGCATCATAATTCTGGATATGTGGGTGCTGTTAGAAAATGCACTTGCTTTCTATGGGATAAAGAATGTGGATTAGATTCTACTTTTAACGTAACAATATCATAATTAATCATACATTTTATGTTGAATCGCTTTTACCGGTTCTTTTTTATTGCTTTAAATAGCGAATGACTGCTGTGCGGTCAAAAGCAGCGGATAGCTTTATCATCGTGAGTAATAACGTGCCAGTGGAGCTTAAAGGTATAGCCAACTTTCTAAAATAATATGGCAACCACGAATGGGAAATAGCGCAATTCTGACGGGAATGGATTAGGGCGCTTGGAGATAAACAGGTGATGAGGAGTACCCCTGTAAAACAAAGAGGAAGTACTATTACCCTCTTCTATTATTTTAAAAACATAAGGAGATTTACATATATGACAAAACCAGAATTAATTGATGAATTATCAGTAAAAACAGGACTCCAGAAAAAGGATGCCGAAGCATTTTTAAAGGCATTTACAGAAACTGTTACAAAAGAATTAGCAGAAAAACGTCAGGTTACATTGGTTGGGTTTGGTACGTTCTCTGCTGTTGAAGCTGCAGAACGTACGGGTATCGTTCAGCTTGGGGCAAACAAGGGTGAGACTTATACGACCCCAGCTCATTGGAAACCCAAATTCAAACCAGGTAGAGCGCTTATTGACGTTGTAAAGGGGTGATTATCATTAAAACAAAAAATTATAATTCAACGGATGACTTTATCTATGATGTTCTTGGTGAATATGAAAAATGTGAGGAATTTGACTGTGTAAATATCGTAGCACATTACGATGTAATAATTGATATTTTAAATCAGTTGGTAAAGACTACAGATTTTGAATTATCTAATATCAGAATTAATGATGCTGAAATTGATGGCTATGCAGATGAGTATATTCTGAGCATTAGTGACGATGGCGAGATTTGGTGTCAGGAAGCAAAATATGATACGGAATATATATCTGTTGAAGATGTGACATTTGTTCATTCTGATTGCAATAGTAAATTTGTGGTTAGAAATGGTGATGCTGAAATGATTGAGTTTTCTATTGGTGAAGAAGAAAGTGAATGGAAAAGTTTTTATGAATATCTTGATGATTATGTAGCTGATCGTAAATTAAAGCCAGACAAATCGCTTAATGAGGATGATACTATGCCCGGGTTTACGGCTTCATGGTCTGATAATAGCAGATATAGTTCATATTCATTTTATTCAGATGACAAAGACTTAGTAAAAGAAATGATTGAGTTTGCTAAGTCGCTTTACGAAAAGTTTCGTTGACTACGATATACATATTTTTGTATAAATATAACACATAAAGGAGTGAATACACATGATCTACGATTATGAAAAAGAAGTAATTACATTTGAAAGTCCCGAAGAGGAAGCCGATTATACCACTCATATGGCAGAATATGGCCCGGCCACTGGCAAGGTACATCCTGATGACTGCAAATATTGTGCAGCTCGTGGTTGGAAAACATTCCCCGGAACCTCTTTCAAAGAGGAATGTGCAAAGAGAAAAGCAGAGCAGTAATATGAGAAGCGTAGGGGTTATAGCCTACTCTTCTATTTTGTATTGAATAGCGATTTGCTTGTAAATTTGGAATTGTGGAGCTGCCTTTATGGTGGCTCTTTTTGTATTGCTGTTTCATATAGGGAGATTTCTACCCTGTCATTTTATGGTTATTCATAAAAGTCCTGACTGGAGTGACTGTTGCAGCAGTCTCTCTATATGAGATAGCGATCCGTTATCTGCAAATAACGCAAAACAAGAGTTAGCATCTACTGCTCAGTGTAGAAGTCAGGAGAAATTATGATTAAGAAATTTACCAAAAAGCAACTATTAGACCAATGTGGATTTAATGCTGAAGAAACACAGATTATTCTGGATTATCAAAAGAAATTACCTGTACTCGCAGAAAACAATGATGTAAATATTTTTTGTGTGAATGCAAGAGATTTATGGGTGCAATTAGATAAGCCACAAGGGAAATTTTCAGATTGGATTAAGAGAAAGTTAATCGCTAAAAAGACAAAGGGCGGCATCTTGACCTTTGTTGAGAATAAGGATTATATGAGTTTTTCTCAGAATTGCGAAAAACCCTCTGGTGGTAGGCCAACGCAAGAATATTCATTAACTATGGATTGCGCAAAGAATTTGTCTATGATGGAAAATACTGACAGCGGTGCATTGTGCAGACAATATTTTATTCTCATGGAAAAGGCTGTTAAAAAGAATGTGGAATGGGAACTGATTCGTAATCCGTTACGCGAAGGGTACAAAAAGATGCAGGAAGCGTTAAATGCCTACATGAATCGTATGATACAGAAAGATGCTGACGATTGGGATTATAGGATTGAAGCCGACGCATTAAATATTCTGGCAACGGGTCTTCCAGCCAAAGAAATAAGGTTAATTGTTGGTTGTAAGGACAATATTACAAGAGATAGCCTTACTGCTACATATAATGAATATTTGATGAAGTTACAGGAATGGAATATATTGTGTCTTGGTATGAATATGAACAGATACGAAAGATATTCTAAACTGAAAGAATTCTTTGATATAACGTTTCCAAACGCTGTACTTTTAAGAGATGATATAAATATCAAGAAAATTACAGAGAATAAAAACAAACTAATTGAAGAGGCAAGAATGAAACTACAGGGAGTAGCGTAAATATCGCTACTCTATTTTGTTTTTGTAAGTAAAAGCACTGCTTCTTGATTGAAGTGGGTGCTTATTTTAATGAATAAAAGGAGGTGGCGTTATTGCCAAGAGCTAAAAAAACTGACATGATAACGCCAGCTAATCAACAAAAGGGTAAAAAGAAATGTACGTGTTGTGGTGAAGAAAAATCTTTGGTTTCCGGATTTTATATCAGCAAGAGTCCACTATTCCAAATTGATGGGCGCCTGAACATCTGTAAGACTTGTATTATCAATATGTCTCTAAATGATGATGGAAGTATCAACGAAATTGAATTTAATAAAATTTTAAGAAAGACAGAAAAACCTTATTATAAAAATTACCTTGAAGCGGCTTACAATCAATTCCGAAAAGAACACAGTTATGTATCGGAAGAAGAGATTAAATTTCACGGTAAAGAAGTTATTCAGTATTACTTTAAAAATTTAGTCATGCGACAGACCGTTAATAAAAGTTATGACGATTCGGAAAAAGAAGGATTCATATTTCAAAATAATAATACGTCAAAATCTGATCAGAAAAAAATTGACAATAAATATGAAAGTCTAAATACTGATTTATCTATATGCCAACAGGAGGAGCAAAAACAAAAAACAGAAGTTCAGTGGACAAAAAAAGATAAGCAAAATATGAAATATGCAATATCGACAATCGGATATGATCCATTCGATGATGTCGGGTTAGAAGATGCAGATAGAAAATATTGTTTCAATATATTAGCTGGATATTGCGATACCGATGGTATTAGCGAAGATGGACATAAAATGCAAGGGGTTATTGAGATGACCATGCTTTATTGTCAATGTAAAAAAATAACAGAAGCAATGAATATAGAATTATCAGAAAAAAATGTTGATGATGTAAAAATTCAAAAGCTAACTTCATCTAAATCTTCTCTCTTATCGTCTATTGCCACTATCGCAAAAGATAACAATATTTCTTCTAATTACAATAAAAATTCTAAGCAAGGACAAAATTCATTTACGTCAAAAATGAAAGAAATGTCAGAGAATGGGTTTGCTGAAATTGAGATCAATCTTTTTGACATTAAAACAAGTGAGTCATTTAAACAAATAGATGAAATTAGTAATAACAACATTGCTAACCAACTCACATTGGACAATAACGAGTATGCAGAAGTTGTTAAAGAACAACGGGAACTTGTACAAAAATATGGTGATGAAATTGAAGAATTAAAAGAGGAAAATCGTAAGTTAAAAAACCAGATAATTAATTTAGAAAGCAAAAAGAGGTGATATAAATGGAAATTTATTCACCTATGACCAACAAAGAACTAAGCCAAAAGAAGCTGGAAGAATATTCGAATATGGCGAAGATAATTCAATGGGGGCGCAAATCACCGGTAAAGTTTGCAGAATTATTTTTCGGGCTGAAACTTATAGATTATCAGGCATATTGTTTTATGCGTACATGGACTACTCAATTTGCATTATGGGCAGAATGTCGAGGGGCAGGCAAAGATACTCTCGCAGCCGTATATAATATGTCAAGATTATTACTTATCCCAGATTATCCAATACATGTCAGCTCGAATACTTATGCTCAGTCAGTGGATTCATGCAATAAACTAAAAGATATTGCACTAAAAAGGATACCTTCGTTTGCAAGTGCAACTGACATTTTCGCTAGAGAGGTAGATCGTACTGGTACGAATAGTGAAACTGGATTTTTGCAAGCCCCTACTTTTAAATTTAGGCTATATAACAATTCACGAATGGAAGCACTCTCTTCTAATCTTGAAGCAATCAGAGGTAAGCGAGGAGCTGTTTGGTTTAATGAAACAGCATGGAAAACAGCGGAAGAATTGGCGGTTGTTGAAAACTATATCAACGTAGACTCAAGTTTTTCTACGTCAACAGAAAAAGTTCGATATTTAAAGCCACAAAACATGCCACTTCAAATATTATATACCTCAAGTGTTGGAGATGTAACCTACCCATTCTTTGATAAGTATAAGACTTTTTATAAGAAAATGTTGGTCGGGAATAAAAACTATTTCTGTTTTGATATAAACGCTTATGATATTCTTCGTCATTCAACTATAGATGGTGAACCAATAAAAGCCCATCTCACAGAAGACCAAATTATGAAAGCCATAGAGGAAGACCCCGACCAAGCAGATGTTGAATTATTTAATAAATTCAGAAAAGGCGGTGGGCAAAATGCCGTTGTCACAATGGATGAACTTATTAGAAACTCAACTGTTAGAAAACCATTGCTTTATAATGATACGGGAAAAAAGAAATTTATTTTTTGCTACGATCCGGCCAGAAACTTTGATGGGAGTGTGCTTAGTATCTTTGAAGTTATTGATGATAAAGAAGTTGGGTTCAAATTAAGACTTGTGAATGTAGTGTCAATGGTTGACAGGAATACTAAAAATAAAACGCCTCTCCCAATGCCAGAACAGCTAAACATCATTAAAGAACTAATGATAAAGTATAATGGAGAGCGATCCGCTGAATGGGAAAATATCGAATTTTATATCGATGCTGGCTCTGGTGGAGGAGGAATATCCGCTGTTGCCGACCAATTGATGGAGGACTGGAAAGACGAATTTGGTAAAACTCATCGTGGAATAATTGACCCAACACATAAGCAATATGAAACAGCAAGAAAAAAATATAAGAATGCTGCTCAAATAGTTCATCTCGTAGATCCACAAGGCTATAAAAAAGTCATGTATGACGCCATATCAAAAATGGTCAAATTAAATCTAATTGAATTCTCTGATTACGATAATAAAGACTATATCCTAATTGATAATGGCGAGGGGGAATTTAATGCTATTGAATTGACAGATGAAGAAAAGCTAGCTTTGGTTAATATGAATATAGCAAAACTTCAACTGTCGTATATGTGTAGATATGACACACCGAATGGCGGGGTTACATATGAACTTTCAAAAGACAAAAAAGACATGCATGATGACCATGCTTATACGATGGCTGAAGGTGGTTACGCTTTAGCATTAATGAGAAGAGAGGATTTGGTTAAAAAACCTAAAGGAGAGAAATCTTCTACTCCCACTACTCTGCCATTCCGCGCACCTCAACTATATTCTCGCTAGAAAAATTTCGAGAAAGGAGGAATTATTAAATTGCCACAAGTAGAAAACGAAAACAATAAATCAGGGCAACCCGATATCAAAAAAGAAGTATCCGAAAAGCAGAGATTGCAATTTGAATCAGCTCTTCAATACATGAAAACTGCGAAACTTATACTTCGTGATTTAGAAAATGAACAACAATCAAATCAATTTTTCAAGAAATACAAGCGTGAAGATGTATTAAGATGGCTTGAAAATCCTTCTCGATACGAAGCAAAGTTAATTGAAGTATGTAGATATTTAGCTGGTAGTTCTCAACATTTTAGACGATTATATGAATACTTTGGTAAAATGTCTATGCTTGCTTATATTGTTCTACCGTATAAACTAGATGAAAACGATTTTGATCCCATTCAGTTTAAAGAGCAATATAAAAAAGTCATTGATAAATTAGAAGTAATGAATATCAAAAATGAATATTCAAAAATTATAGACGTCATGTTTCGAGAAGATATAGCCTTTTGTTATGAATACTCTACGAATGATAGTTACTTTATAAAACTTTTACCATATGATTATTGCCAGATAAATACTATCGTAGATGGCGTATTGGGGTATTCATTTAACTTTGGATATTTTGATAAGTATCCTAAACGATTGTTAATGTATGGGGAAGAGTTCCAGACAAAATATACTTTGTTTAAGAGCAACCGCAAAAAGTATAGATGGCAGGAACTTAATAGCGAGAATTCATTTGCATTAAAACTGTCAGATAATCTTGATTATGTAATTCCTATGTTCGCAAATCTTATCCCTTTTCTTTATGATATTGAAGATATCAAGCAACTTGATAAGAGTAAAAAAGAAATGGATAATTATAAACTCTTAATGATGAAATTGGAACTGAATGATGATGGTGATTATAAAATTGACTATAAAGAATACGAAAAATTTTATAATATGATAAGTTCTGTTCTTCCAAAAAACATTGGAATTGGTATGTCTATCGCTGATATCAAAGATTATACATTTGAGCGAAGTGGTACGGCCAATGAGATAAGTGCATATAGCCAGGCACAAAAGGACTTCTGGGACTCAGCTGGAGTTAATGGTAGCCTATTTTCTGGTGACACTTCCACTGCCGCAGCTATCAACGCAAGTCTAAATTCAGATCAAAGTTTAGTTTTTTATGTTCATAGAATGATTGAACGGGTTATTAATAGAAAGCTAAAGAGTGAAACCGGGAAATACAAATTCAAGATAAATATACTAGATTGCACAATCTATAACAAAAAAGAGTACCTGGATAACTTGTTAAAAGTATCAACTTACGGAGTGCCTATAAAACATGCGATATGTGCAGTCTTGGGTTATACCCCCAGCGATACGTATGGAATGACAGTTTTAGAAGATATTCTTGGAATTGTAGATAAATGGAGGCCATTAAAATCATCGAATACCATGTCTGGTAATGACGATTCAGGGCGACCTACAAAAGACGACGGTGACTTAACTGCCGCAGGAGAACAATCAAGGGATGACAGTCGAAAAGTATAGGTGATTAGTGTGAATAATACGATATTGGTATTTGACCAGAAGAAAGCAGACTGTCTTTCTAATCTTGGTTTCAAATATATTTTTGATAGTGTGAACGGAAGTAAAGTTCACGCTTTTTTATTTTCGGAGGAATTAATGAAATACGTAAATACGCATTTTAACAACAACGACTTCCTTCTGAACAACGGATTGAGATTTTGAGGAAAGGAGGGAATTATGTCAAAAATAAATAAAACTATACCAATTATATTTGAAAAGGTGCGAGAATATTCAAACGCTGACACTAGGTTTACCAAAGTGAAAATTAAAATGATGCATTTGGGGTTAAACCTAAACAATAGTGTCTTTGAAAAAGAAGTTGTAGATGAGGCTTTACCTACACTAGCCAATACACCAATTCTTGCTTATGTAGAAAAAAACAGTGACGGCGAAGATGATTTTTCAGATCATAGAGAAGAATTGAGTATAGACAATGGTGTGCTAAAGGTTACATACAAATGTATTCCATTTGGTGTTATTGGGGAATCATGCAGTCCAAGATATGAGATCTACACCGCTGAAGATGGTGTTGAGCGTACATATTTGGTTGTAGACGGACTTATTTGGAATAAAATTGAACATGCTGATATTTTTTCAAGAGACATTATTAAAGATGCAAGCATGGAACTTTCAAATAATTATTCTGGAAAATTTGATGAAGAAGATCATTTTGTTTTTACCAAGATTGAATTTGACGGAATTTGTGCGCTTGGTAACAATGTTGAACCGGCCATGAAAGGCGCAAACATTGAAGTTAATTTTGCTTTAAGTGAAATACAAACAAAGTTAGAGCAGTTTAATGCTTGCGTTACTGAAAAAACACCTGCTACAGACTATTCTAAGAAAGGAGAATATGATATATTGGATAACAAGAAAATTGAAGATATCTTAAAAGAGTTTAGCACTAAAAAAGAAGATATTAACTTTGAGATTACTGATTCAATGACAGAATCAGATTTAAGAGATAAATTGAAGTCTTTTAATGAATCCACCAACAAAACTAAAGAGGAGAACATTCCTAAAATATTTACAAACTTTTCAACATATAACGAAAAACGTGAATTACTGAGAAGCGTACTAAAACGAGAAGAAAAACGAGACGAAGATGGGAATTTAGAATCTTATCTTGGATTCTGGATTGCCGACTTTGATGATTCTTACGTATATGTAGAGAAAGAAGAATATAACGGCGAAGAATGGTCTTATGAAAAAGGACGATTTGGATATTCAATAACAAATAATGTAATTAGCATTACATCTGAATTTGAAAAAATGCTTGTAAAATGGCTTACCATGGAGGAATATGCAGCAATTGAAAAAATGCGTTCTTCTTACGAAGTGTACGAGGCCAATAAAGTTGAATTTGAACGTATGCAGAAATTCGAAAAAGATTCTTTAAAGAATCAAAGAGATAGTGACTTAAAGACTTTATATGAAAAGTTTGATGAAAAGCTTGCGAATTGTGAAGAATACTCAACATTAAAGAATTCCGATAAGGAATTATCCATTGATGATATTGAAACCAAATGCTTTGCTTTAATCGGTAAGATTTCAACCAGTTTTTCAGCAGAAAAGAAAACCGATGTAGTAAAACTAGATTTTGAAGTTTCTGAGAAAGATACCGATGATGGTTATGGTGGAATCTTGGCTTCTAAGTATAACAAATAAAACAATTATAACGAGCGTATGTGACGCTCTATTTTTATGTTCAAATAAGGAGGAACAAACATGGCATACTGTGTAGTTACGCGTGAAAAAATGACAAGTGAATGGGACGGTTCTAAAAGAATATCTGTAAAATACCGTCCAAGTGGTGTTGATGCTGCAATTGAAAACGGAAACGTTGTAGTTGTGGGTAATTTAATCGATGGGGAAAGGGAAGTTTATGCAGCTTCCACTCCTGCGGTAGACACTCCCGTAGCAAAATTGGCATTAATTACAACTCCAGAGGTATTAGCTGACGAAAGGAAGAAAAGTATTGCTGATTTTAGAAACGAAGCCGGTGATGTAAGTACAGCTGACTTGCTGTTTTCTCGTGATATCTTCTCTCTCACCGCTGAAGGATTTTCTGGTACGCCAGTAAAGGGAGGTATTGTTGAATTACAGACAGGTACAAAATTAAAAGTAGTTTCTACTGCTACTTCTGGCTCTACTGTAGTTGGTAAAATCATCGATGTTGTGAACGGCAAGTTTGCTGTTCAGGTTGACTAATTGTAAAAAATTATTAAGGAGGAATATACGTAATGGCAGATAAATTAAAGGTGTTAAAGCTTGCTACTGATATGATTAAAGGCAAGGTAGATAGTAATTTTGCAGATGCTTCTAAAAATTCAGAAGCACTTGTTGAACAGCTGATTGAATTAAATGGCGGTTCTAAGGAATTGGATTTTAAGAGATTTCATAGAGGTAATCCTGTATTCGATATTGTGGAAGAAATCATTCCTGTAATAATTCATGAGGGGTTAACCGGAGATGAGTTTTTCTTCAATCTTGTAGATTATAGAAACGTTGCTTTAGGTGATGATATTGATTTCTGGACTGAGGATAAAACGGAATTCGTGGTTGCAGACGCTGCGTATGGCACCAGTGGCATTCGTAGACAGAGACTGGGAGCTATGGAAAAGTACAACGTTAAAACTCAGCTCAAAATCATCAAGGTATACGAGGAACTTAAGCGGCTCATGGCCGGTAGAGTTGATTTTAATACTTTCATTAGAAAAGCTGGCGAAGCCATGACAAGGGAAGTTAGACAGGATACCTATACAGTTTTCAATGGTGTAACTACTACTACCCGTGGATTAAATTCTACATATGTTAAATCAGGCACTTATTCCGAGGATACTCTGTTGGAACTTGTTGAACATGTAGAGGCTGCCAACAATGCTATCGCAACTATTATGGGTACAAAGTCTGCTCTTAGAAAAATTACTACAGCTACTGTTTCAGATGAAGCGAAGTCCGATCTCTATAACATGGGTTACTATGGTAAATTCAATGGTACAAATATGATTTATCTCCCACAGAGACATCAGACCGGCACTGATACATTTTTACTTGACAATAACAAGATTTATGTATTTGCAGGTGTAGATAAGCCTATTAAGGTCGTAAATGTTGGAGAAGGCATTCTTTCAGCTAATGATCCATTACAGGCCGCAGATTTTACTCAGAACTATCTGTATGGTCAGGAATTTGGTGTTGGCCTTGTGTTTAATACAAAACAGGGATTCTACTCTCTGGCATAATAGATATTTTTTAATGAGGCGATCAATGCAGATTATCGCCTCTTTTCGAATAAAAGGAAGATAAATGGAGGATTATTAAGTGGCAAATGGTAGACCTGGTAGGCCTAAAAAGGTAGAAAATGAAAATATTACAGAGAATTCAGTTGGTAAAATCGAGAATGTAGAAAATCATTCAGATAGATCACAGTCAAACATTGCAAGAAAACTAAAGTTAGATGACAATGTATCACTTTTAGTTTCTAGCAATCGTTTTGGAGAATTAATCTATATCAATCACAAAACCGGCGATAAATACACATGGGAAAACATGGGTGATGTACAGAGTTTGTATGTTTCTGATATTAGAGCAATGAAATCTAATCAGCGAAAATTTCTAGAAGATAATTGGGTATTTATTAACGGAATTGCCGACACTTCTGAGGAATACGAAAATGTAGATGTTACAGAAATATATGAAGCATTACAAATTTCTAATTATTATAAGAACTTCTTATGTCCATCTAATTTAAACGACGTGTTCAATTGGAGCGTTGAAGATATCCGGAATAAAGTTCCTAAAATGCCTGTCTCAACAAGAGAAACTATTGCAATTAGAGCTAATGAATTAATCAGAGCAGGAATTATTGATTCTATTGCAAAAGTAAAGGTGTTGGAAGAAGTGATTGGATGCGAATTGGCTTCTGAAAATGATGACTAAAGGAGGCATATAAATGACTCTTTATTCTGAAGTGATCGAGGTTTTTATTAATAAAATTACCGATATGGATTTACCTAAATTCGAAGACTTAACGCGAGAATCCATTATCATAGGCTATATGAAATCGGCGTGTACAAAATTTGCAAAAGTGTGCGAAGTAGACTTGTATGATAGAGATGAAAAAGTTGAACATTTTAATATTGATTTAGACGACGAAATTATTGATATCATCACTGAGTGTATGCTCGTAGAGTGGTTGAAACCAAAAGTTTTATTTACCGATAATTTATCAAATGTCTTAAATACAAAAGACTTTTCGATGTATAGTCCAGCTAATATGTTAAAAGAATTAAGAGAAACATTGGCTTATCTCAAGAAAAACGCTAGGGGGTTAATTAATAACTATTCGTTCGCGCATTCAGAGGTGGGTAAAAATGGTAAATGACTATCTAAACAATATTATCGGATGTATATATAAGGTTCTACCTCTTAAGGAGGAGAAAAACAATTATCTTCCTGATTATATTGATAGTTTATTGGTTCAGTTAAAAGGAGCTGCTATTACTTATCCCATTCTATCGTCAAACTCAAAATACATATCAGTTATTAACAGTATCCAATACTTTTGTAATAACGATTTTACAGACAGTCAGTGCAAACGAGAAGTGTTTAAATGTATTGATTATATTAAGAAAATACAGAGTGAGGTGTAGCCATGGGATATTGGGATATCTATAACGAGCGCCTTACTATCAATGGTTCTAATCAACGAGAGCGCAATATCAACCGTCTCAAACAAAGTATTTCAAGTAAAGCACCATCAAACCCATCGTATAAACAAATTGAACTAAATGGAGAAGATACACATCTTGTGATTAATAGCGGGACAAAACCATACTATAAGGAATTTCAGGCATTACCAAATCAAACCATACACATGGGCGACTATGTAAATTGGAATAACAATGTATGGATTGTGTATGAATCCGATACAGATGATGAAGTCTATGTAGATGGGATAATTAGAATATGTAACTACAAACTTCATTGGCAAAACGAATCAGGCGAAATAATATCTCGATATGCCCACGTCTTAAATGCATCTGCCTATAATAATGGAGAAAAGGAAAATAAAACTCTTACCCTTCAATCAAATCAGTTTATGGTATATCTACCATATGACAATGAAACCATGTTGTTGGACGATAATAAGAGAATACATATGTCAAAAAACATTCGGAAGTGTAAGCCATATGAGATTACAAGGATTGATGACATATCCTATGATTTTACGGATAAAGGACTGATAAATCTAATATTCACCCAAACACTAGCAAGCCCAGGCAATGACAAACTTGTTGATGATGGCACTGGCAATAAAGCATGGATATGTGACTATAAAGAACCTACTACTCCGTCCTCTCCTACTGATACGGATGATGAAGAACCAAATAAAAGTCCAATTTTATTAAGAACTGAAATAGTCTATAAAGGTAATCCTGAACTAATGATTGGTGGAACTTATAAGGCTTTTACTGGAAAGTTTTATGATGAAAGTAATAGCGAAGTAAACGATGTTGGCGTATGGTCTATAGATACAATTGATGAACTGTCAAAGTTTGTAGACTTTGCAACAACTGGAAACACAATCAAAATCAAGATATTAAACTATGATTCTGCTATATGCGGAATAGTTAGATTAAAATACTCAAGCTCAGATGGCAAATTTTCTAAAATATTGGACGTTTCCATAATGTCTGGTATATAGGAGGTGTTATGATATGGCGGCAACTCCAATAAAAAGATACAAACAGAAACTTGTGTCTTCCATGCTTAACTCAGTGGATCTAATTTCTCTTATAGATTCTAGTTACATTGAAGATGGTGAATGCGTAGAAACTAAAGATTTAATGTATAAACAAATTTTTCCATATTACTACATACCGGATACCCAAAACTCAGAAATGTCATATGTGATAATAAAAGTAAATGCTTTAAATAGAATAAATAACATGTATAAAAATGTTGAAGTTTTCATTTCGGTAATATGTCACCAGAGACTGATGTATGTAGAAAATGGTGGTGGAACAAGAATAGATCTGATGGGTGAAGCTATTGAAAACCTATTTGATTCAAAGGATGATTTTGGTTTTGGTGAAATGGTTCTAAAGTCTAGCACAGAAGGTAGTATTACTAATGTGCATAGATGCAGAGAATTAAGATTCGTAGTAGAGGAGTTTAATTCAAATGCCTGTAGAGAAGAATAAAAGTTTGATTAAAAAAAGTTTTCTACAAACTGGCAATAATCTCCCACTTACAACCAGATATTCATTTCGTCATCCGACTGTAGGTGACGTACTTGCTATAGATAGTATACATAACGGTATATACAGCGAAGATATATATTTCAGCATGATTAATATTTTTCTTACAGATCCTTATTTATACATGGTTTATTTAGATGACCATGAAATGGATTATGAAAAGACAACCGCCTATGAAGTGTTTTTGCTGTTGTTAAAGGATTATTTTAAAAACATTGAGAATGTTAAAGACAAATATGATAAAGAACAATACGAGATTTTAGCTAAAAATAATATCTATTATCAAGCATTCAAATTTTTTATTGGAATTGAAAGTTTTTACATAGCAACATGCGAAGGTAATGAAGTTATTGCTAATGATAATCATCTAGTTATTAACTCTGAGATTTATGAATACATATATCAATTCGTTAAAATGATGAATGGTATTCAAGATGGTATAAGAATTAATCCAGCAGATGAATTCGCAAAGAAAATTCTCATTGAAGATGAACGTGAGAAAATCAAAAAACAGGTGAATAGGAAAATTAATGATAAGACCGACAATAACAGGCTTGGTAACTTAATATCATCTGTCACTTGGGGTTGTAGTGGTGGAATCACTCCTTTCAATAGAAATAATCTACACATCTATGATTTGATGGAAGCAATTGAAAGAACTGATAAAGTGTTAAGATATAACCACACTATGTCTGCAATACATTCTGGTTTTGTAGACACTAAAAAAATAGATTTTGAGGAACTGCGCTGGTTTAATTAACCAGCGTTATTTTTATGCTTAAAGGAGGATTTTATAATGAAATATGCTCTTAAGAAAATCAGAAAGATTACTGGTAGAGATATTGCTACTGGCAAGAATAAATTCATCTTATCTGATTTAAAGACTGCTACTCTTACTGGTAATTCAGATGTAGTATGGGCAGATGGTCAGGACGGTGCGCATTTAGTTGGCTTCGACGTAAACAAAGTTGCTGGTCTGACTGCGGAAAATGGTGCAATTGACATTGGATACCTTGAAACTCAGACTGGTGGAACATTAAAAAAGGTTTCTAACGGTAATGACGTACTTTTCTCAGAGACAATTGTTACTGCTAATGGCACAAGTGCTGTTACAACACATAAGGCTTCTGGTGCAGTAGGTAATGAGATTGGATTTGTATATAAGATTGATGCTACTGGTGATCCAGACAGGCTTAATGCATTTGTACAGGGGGCTGCCGCTTCTGCTACTGAATTTGCTTACGATCCAGAAACAAAGACAATTACACTTCCTACGGGCAAATTTACATCTGCCGATAAGGTATATGTAGAATATTTCCCGAAGTTTACTTCATACGAAGAACTTGATAATGAATCAGATAAATTCTCTGAAACCGTTGCTGTCTATCTTGATGCTTGGTTTACCGATATCTGTACAAAGACAGATGTTCCGTTGCAGATGATTTTACCAGCAGGAAAAGTTAGTGGTGAAATTTCTTTGCAGATGGGCGATCAGGCTGCGGTTCAGGGACTTACAATTGATGCCATGACGACATGCGGTGAGAAATCTTTATGGAAGTTGTATAAGTACAATATGGAAGATGTAAGCAATGCTTAACAGCTAGAGGTAACTTTATTGTTGCCTCTTTTTAATGGAGGTGAATAAGTGGCAGAAATTAAGCCAAATCACATATGTAAAAACAGAAATTGCAACAAGGGGTACGATGGAGGCAGAAATCATTATTATGCTTGTAACCATTGTGACAAATCGTTTAACTGGCGGTCTGTAGCTTGTTCATTTGATTGTTATCAGGAGTATATGAAACAAGTGCTTGATGAAAGATCTAAGAATGTAATAGTAGACACATCTCCAGAGAGAACTGATATGTCAAAAACCGAATTATCTGAGATGTTACAAAGACCAGCGGAGGAAATTTTGGCAGAAACCAAAATAGAACTTTCAAAGTATATACAAGAGAATGAGAATTCTGATATTGCAGAAATTGTTGATGATATTAATAAAGATATAAAAAAGAAATCAGCATCTAGGATCAGAAAATAGAGAATTATATAGTGAATGGATTTTAATTATAGGGTATGCCATTCATTATTTATGATTTGTGGTATACCCTATTTTTTACTATTTTACGGAAAGTGGTGAACTATTGAAGGTTCAAAGTCTTGTAACAGGTAAAATGTACGACACAGAGAATAGCGTTTATATATTAAACCCTTTACAGGTTTGGAAGTATTTAATGAATAATGCTGTTTTGCTTGATGTTTTACCAGGAGAAAATGAAAAAATTGTTTATGTCTTTGATCGAAAGGATACATACAATTTGTACGATTTATGGTGTAAAAGAAAATTGTAATAAGTTACTATAAAATTCAACTTTGCTTTAGAAACGAAAGGAGTACATATTATGGAATTTTTAAATGAATTTATGTTGCCGATGGTTTTAGGAATTTGTTTATGTTCTGGGTATGTTTTAAAGAACTGGATTAAAGATGTAGATAATAAGTATATCCCAACTATATGCGCGATCTTGGGTATTATATCGTCCGCATGGATAAGTAACTGGGTTGTTACTCCGCAGGTCGTCTTAAGCGGAATGATAAGTGGTTTAGCAAGTACTGGACTTCATCAGGCCATGAAGCAGTGGATTGAAAAGAAATAATAAAGATCGGAGAATAACGATATGATTATCAACAAATATCTTACTCCTTATAATCATACTGTCAGCACAACGGATAGAATTAAGTATATAGTCATTCACTACGTTGGAGCAACTGGCGGAGCGTTAGCTAATTGTAAGTGGTACGCTGGTGGAAATAGAAGCGCTTCAGCTCATTATTATGTTGATTTTGATGGTTCTATTTGGCAGTCAGTTGAAGACAAAGATATTGCATGGCATTGTGGAGCGAAATTGTACGTGCACCCAGAATGCCGAAACACAAATAGCATAGGAATTGAAATGTGTGTTAGAAACAATGGAAGCAAGGCTGATACAAGCCAAGACTGGTATTTTGAAGATGAGACTGTACAGGCTGCTATTACACTGACCAAGGAATTGATGGAGAAGTATAATATTCCCGCTGATTACGTAATCCGACATCATGATGTTACCGGAAAGATCTGCCCCAATCCTTATGTATATAACCATACAAAACACACCTGGGATGCCTTTAAGACTGCGCTTGTAGTAAAGCCCATAAAGAAATCTGGTTGGTTGCTTGAAGATGACCATTGGAGATTTTATCTTGGTGACACTGGTAATTGTATAAAGAATAATTGGTATAGGTGGACTTCTAAAACTGACGGAAATGATTATTGGAGTTTCTTCCTGGGTGACAACGGATTTGCTATTCAAGGGGACTGGTATCAGCATAATTATAAATGGTATTACTTTGATAACAATTGTGCTATGCTTGCAAACCAGTGGCTAGATTACAAAGGTAAGTGGTATTATTTCTGTAATTCAGGTGAAATGGTAACTTCAGCATATGTCAATTCTAAGAGTAAGAAAGATGTATATTATTTTATAAATAAAGATGGAGTTTGGGAAGGCAAAGAGGAAATTAATCCAGATACTAGCCATTTCAAAGTTTTCTGATGAAAGGGGTTGGAGTATGGATGAAAATTACACTCAACTTGCCGTAAAATTGCAAGAAGTTGATAGTCGATCAAGGTCAACTGAGCATAGAGTAGATACTCTTCAGGAGGGCATGGAGAAGCTTAATGAGACACAAATATCTCTTGTAAAGATAGCCAATAGCGTTGAAAATATTGGCAAATCGGTTATCAGTATGGATGGCAAAGTTTCCAAAATTCAAGAATCGCAGGACGCATTGACGGTTAAGGTAACAGAAATTGAAAACCGACCAGCAAAAGAAAATAAGCGATTTTGGGATAATATTAAGGATAAGGCTGCATGGGTTGTTATTGGTGGAATAGCTGGGACAATTTTGTATCAGATTTTGCCAAATTTCAAATGGTAGTACCATAAATGGACAGTTGGGTAATCATTACTCTACTGTCCTATTTTATTGGACAAAAACATCTATCTCTTCGCCAATAGGTTGAGATAGGTGCTTTTGTTGTGCCTAAATACGGAGGTTATTGAACCGTATTATTTGTTTTGAGTAGAAGTATAACGTATGGTCGCTCCTGCGGAAGTAGTTAATCTCCTGCTACGTTCTTCTACTCTATTTGATTGTAGGGAGATAAATAAAATTTGAAGGAGAATTATTATATGAACGAAATCAGCTTAATATCAAATGAAAATGGTGTTTACGCTTCGACAAGAGATGTAGCCAAAAACTTTAATAAAAAACATGCAGAGGTTTTATACGCAATAGAAGGTAGAATTGATAAAGACGGTAAGCCGAAAAATAATGGGATTTTAATGAGTGGGATTTCCCAACTATCTAAAATGTTTATTAAAACAGAGTATGTGGATTCTATGGGAAGAATTAAAAATGAATATTTAATGGATAGAGATGGGTTTTCTTTGTTGTGTATGGGGTTTACTGGCAATGAAGCTCTTGAATGGAAATTGAAATATATAGAAGCTTTCAACAAAATGGAAGGCACTATATTAGAATTAAATCGTAAGGCTAATCTATTATTGGAAATATATGGCGGAGGACAATCCGGCATTATTGCCGCAAAACAATTAACGGAACTGGAAGTAAAGGAAGCAACCGCTCCACTTATTGCGGAAAATAAAGAGCTTAAACCTAAGGCGGAATTTCATGATGCAATTCAAGTTTCTAAAACATCTGTTTCCTTTGGAGATTTCTCAGGTACGTTGCAAAATAATAAAGAACTTAGGTCGGCTAAACTCGGAAGAAATACAGTTATGGAATGGTGTAGAGATCAGGGATATTTATGCTCAAGCTATGATTTAAAGAACAAGCCCTCTCAGCAAATGATTTCTAGTGGATACATGGAATATAAGGAAAATACAAATGAGCGTAACGGCAGGGTCTATATTACATATAAGCCATTATTGACAGGAAAAGGTCAGATTTGGTTAACGAAGAAATTGGTTGAATTTTATGGTGAGGCGGCGTAATGTCGTCTCTCTTGTTATGTGGAAAGGAAGTAAAATCATAAAACTTATTTTAGATAATGGTGTTATAGAAAGATATAATCAGTATTATTTTTCTCAACACCCCAGAGCAAAAAAGAAACCGATTGAACACCCCTATCACCCTTCAATCAACGTGTGGAGCATTCTCCCAAGAATTCAAATGAACGCTTTGAAGCAAAAATGGTGTGAATTTATTCAATGGTGGATTAAGGATTTAGAATATGAAAATCTTAAAATAAATAATTTTGAAATGGAATATCACATATATCACCCAACAAAAAGAAGAACCGATCCAGATAATTTTAGCCCTAAATTTATTATGGATGGATTCACCTTGTCCGGATTTATTGTTGATGATGACAGGAGTCATTTAAAAAAGCTGTCAATTATATGCGATGTTGATAAAGAAAATCCTAGGACAGAAATTTTAATTAAAATTATGGAGGAATAAATTATGTTAAAGAAATTCAAAGAATGGTATACGGCAAGAAAAGAATATAACGAGGCAAAGAAAGCGCTTACTCTTCTGCTGTTAAATCAGTATAGTGACCTTATGGAATTACAGAAACAGGTAACGCTTGAGCAGCAAGAGGTAATTAAATCAATGGCGGGATTTACTGAAAATTTCAAACCTGATGACATGAAAAAGTTTATTGGTAATATTTCAAAGGTTGCTAATAACCCAATTTTGACTACTGACTATTACAAAACAGTAAATGAAAATGCTCATGCAGAAAAGATGGCTGAATTAAAGGCTGTAAAGTAATATGGGTAAAACAATCAGTCCAAGTGAAATTGATAATTATGTTATTAAAATGGTTGTTGCCAAATATAAACAACTGCAAGAAGATCTTCCAAGATACTTGGAGCAATTTATTTACAGTGAATTTTATGATAAATTTGAGCCAGAAATGTACGAAAGACAGCACAGAATTATTAATGCTATTATGGTCAGCAATATAAAAATGTCAGGTAAAACCATTTCTATGGAAATCTATCTCGATCCAAGTAAAGTATCATATGACCCGGCAACGTGGAAAAATCCGATTACAGGAACAGTGTCATCAATCCATGGTGATACAGTAGAAGATGTTTGGGACTTGATGAGAAGCGGTATACATGGACAGGAGTCTATCGCCGTGACAGACGGAGACTTTTGGCAGTCTTTTGTAGACTCAGTGAACCATGGTGGAATTTATGATTTATTTGCAGATTTCAAGAAGTATTTGAGTAGTACTGCTGGTCTAACAATTAAATAAGGAGATATTGTTTTGGTAAAATACGAATCTGAGTGCTGCGATTGTGGTCTGCCATGTTTATATGACTCCTGCCCATGTTATAGAGTTGAAAGGCATTATTGCAATGTATGTGGATATGAAATTACTCGATCAGAAGATGAAGTGACTGGTCTATGTGAATATTGCAATAATGATAATTAACACTAATATTTGAAATACACATATTAGATAATGTAATTAATGGTTGCTTTCTAACAACCGACTTTTGGCAAATTATGTGATATTATGTCATTAATAAATTTATTGCTCATGCAAATACTAGAGGTACGACTAAATTGTAGAGGTGTTTGCATGTTTATAAAATTACGTGACGTAAGAATAGAAAAAGGTATATCAATAAGAGAACTAGAACAGAAATCGGGGGTTGATAGGTCGACAATCAGTAGGATTGAGAATGAACAAGCCATTCCTAGCGTATTAACGTTGTGTAAATTGGCATATGCTTTAAATGTGACATTAGATGACTTAGTAGAATATACGGATTATTGTGAAAAAGAAAAGGGGGAGTAATATGTCTGAGAAGATGTATTATAATGTGATTTGTGAGGAGATTGGAACTACTGGCGGTAAAATTATTCATGTCGATGAGAATAAAGGCACTATTCAAGAAGTTCATGATCTTGTAGTTGAGAATATCGAAAAGTATCCAGAGGCCAAATGGGAAGTTTACCCAAGATTTTTTAAAGCTGTATTTTCTAATTAAAGACTGATTTGTTTTAGATTTTAGGCGCTCTTGCTGTAACAGGTATGGGCGCTTTTTGTATGTAAAAATGAAAGGAAGTGATTTGTATTCATAACGATGTACTTGTTATCAAAGGGGATATTGCTAGGAAACTATTAAAGAAAGGTTTTACTATCAAGGATATAAAACCAAAGAAAGAATTAGATGGAACTTACGATTATACAAGATCGGTTTTCTTGTTTAAGCACGAAGACGGAATCTTAGAAGCAATTGAAGAATTGAAGTGATGATTTAAGACCAGAGATGGTCTTTTTATTTTGTTTAAAAATAACCGAAATGGAGGAATGTAATGGGATTAATACTACCACAAGAAGTAGAAGTCGGAATACAAGGTGCGGCTCAAGATTATTATAGAGAAAAGGGATATGATATCCCTCTACATTATGACAATGTTCACAATATGTGGGTCGCTAAAAGAGGATTGAAAATTATGGTTGATGTAAGTGATTTACCATGTGGATCTACTGTAAAAGTGAAATGTAAATGCGATATGTGTGGGCAAATTTACTTTATCGCTAAGAGTGCATTTATCAAAAACGTCATGAGAAATGACGGAAAATATATTTGCAAAAATAAAAGCCTGCATATAAAAATTGATTCCAATAACAGATTTAGCGTTATGTATGACGAACTTGCCACTTATTGTAAAAAACATAATAGATTTCCAAAATTCGATGAGTATACGTCTGAAAATGGTTTTACGTTTTCTTATGCCACATCAGGAAGTATATGTAAAGATAATAGCACGACATTAAATGATGTATTGAATGAGATAGATTGTTTTAAAACTCAATGTCCGTCCGTAAAGTGTTATGAGAAATATATCAATAAATTAAAAGATGATATTTCTTGTGATAATAAAATAGCCGAAAATCTTTATGCTTACTTCAGAAGAGACAATGTAGGGCTGCCTGATATACGGTGGCTCATTGATAATTGTCCTGACAAAGAAGTTACTGATACTCAATCATTTAAAAAATTTTTAGGATTGTATGACAGATTTATTAGTAAAAATGACTGTATCGAAATAATACGTAAGATGGTTGTCGAACTTGATAGACCGCTTATGTATAATGATTTTAGGGGAGCTGGGTATGGGAAAGTCACCGTTCATATGATTAATGAATATTGGGGTTCGTTAAATAAAATGAAAAAGGACTTGGGATTGGAGATTGTTCAAAAAGACATGATAACTAGATCTCCATCTGAAGATGAGTTAATTTCAGCTATTAACAAACTTGTTCGGTATGCAAAATCACTAAATAAGACTTTTTTAACAGAAAGAGAGATCGTGGATTTTTGCAAAAAGAATAATTGTATAGGTTATTTGTGTATGGACAAATGGTGTAAAAAGTATTTTGAGAGAAGTTTTTCAAAAGTACTACATACCAAAGGAATCTCAATGTCGAATCCAGGAATAGGAATCGTCAACGACTTCGATGATGGAGAAAGAACTACAAGTCAGTTTGAGTATATGTTTTCTGTATATTTGCGTAATCGTGGACTTGTCTATGATAAAGATTATTTCAGGGATGTGAGGTATTCATCTATTGATAAAAATTATAATGGGCTAATGAATTGCGACTATGTTATTCAGTATAATGAAAGAAAAATCTATGTTGAAATAGCAGGTTTGATTGAATATTACAAGCAGTGGTATTATTCAAATAAATCAATCAATTTTAGTAAATCCAAAGAAAAATATCGCAGAAAATTATACGAAAAAGAACTCATGTTTAAGAGAAATAACTTGACATATTTTATATTATTCCCTTGTGACTTAACTGCCGATATTCTCGATTCAGTCCTAGAAAGCCCAACAGTTTCACTTCGTAAAGAAATTGAAAAGAGATATAAAAATAATATTGATTGGAGAATTATTCAGAAAATAGGACAATTGAAATATCTAGACGTTCTTGGAAAAGATGGTCAACCAATTGTGGATTATGGAGAGGCTATATAAGTCCTCTCTTTTTAATAAGGAGGGTTTGTATGAAGAAAATACCAGAAGTAACAAATGTAGAATGGAGCAAAGTCAATGAGTTTAACAGGTTTATTTATGATGATTTCTTTGCCAATAATATAGAACTATCAGATAAATCCATTAAGGCTTATCGCAGCTCTTTAAAGATATGGTTTAGGTGGGTTATGGAAAATCTAAACAATAAACAGCAGACAGATATAAAAGGATTGGATTTCAAGAGGTATCAAAATTGGCTAATAACTCTTGAGCACTCTTCTGCCGATATTTCCAACAAGCGCGCCGCCGTTAGTAGTTTAAATAATTACATAATGGTTTATTATGAAAGTGAATATCCTACATTTCGAAATTTCATAAATTCATCGATTAAAAAACCGGAAAAGTCATTTGTTAGAGAAAAGACTCCTCCTACTAAGGCTGAAATGGAGATGTTAATATCTACGTTAGAAGAAAGTAAGGTTAAAGACAAGTACCAAAAAATTGCTTACTTAAAATTCACATGGGAAACTGGTTGTCGTAGAGCTGAAACAATGCAGATTTTGAAAGATATAATCTTCGCAAAGCCAATTATAAAAAAGAAAATGGTTAAGTTGGAAGACGGAACTGAAGAAGAAAAGGAAATCAAATACTATCTTACGCCAAAAATCAGATGTAAGGGGCGTGGGAAAACTGGAAAAATTCGACGTTTGAAATTCTCAGATTATTCCATGGAAGCATTTAAAAAGTGGTTAGAAGAACGTGGAGATGATGATTGCCCATATATGTTTATCACAAAATATAATGGTGGAATCAATCAGGTAAGCGAAACCACATTTAATAATTGGTGCACAGACGTATTTTCTCCTATCATTGGTAGGCGATTTCATCCCCATATTCTTAGGGAAGGACGTGCTACAAGTATAGTCGTTGAAGAAGGCAAGAATATTGAGGCTGCCCAGGCCTTGTTAGGCCATGAATCGAGCCAAACAACGCAGATCTATGTAATTAGAGATGATGAAGACGAGGATTCTGATGAGTTATTTATGGATTAATTCATTATAGAATCCCACTTTGCTTGTAAAACCAAAAACAGAATAATTAAACCATTACTACCGCCCTCTCATATGGCGGTTATTTTTATGCCCCAAATTATGAAAGGAGTGTTACATGGATAATATAATTCTTCAGCTTATTACAAGGTTGGATTCTAGCAAAACGGCTGACGATGTAAAGAAAATACAGGAACAGTTAAATGCTAAAGGCATTACATTAAAACCTGTTCTTGACACTGCAACAAGTAAAAAGGAAATTCAGAATCTAGCCAAGCAGTTACAATCTATAATGTCGTCAATCGACCCTAAATTTGGTGAGATAGGTGTTAAAGAATATACGTCTGCTATTAATGCTACTATTGCTGCTACAAAGAAGGCTGCTACTGAACAGGAAAAGTCTAATAAGGCAATGGATGCAGCTTTCGAGAAAACTGAACGTATGCGTCAGGCAGAAGAAAAACGTCAACAGACAGCTCAGAATAATGCAATAAATAAAAATCTTGAAGCCGAATATAAAGAGCGAGAAAAACTTGCTAATCTAATGGCAGATGGACGAGAAAGTGCCAGAGTAAACGCTCTACAAGTAGAAGCAAAAGCCATAGATGATCTCAATGTAAAGATGGAAAAACAAGCTTCTACATATCGTGAACTTAGGTCATCCGGTAAAACGGAATTTTCATTTGAAAAAGCAAACAATGGTTTTGCTGAATTAGAAAAAATGGGTCTTGCTACAACGAAACTAAAGAGCGACATGGCAGAACTCAATAGACTATATCGTGCTATTGACCCATCAAATAGTCAGACCTTAGTATCCACATATAGTGCATTCGACACTCAGCTAAAAAAGGTAAATAACTCTCTTGGAGCACAAAAACTTGGGTTGTCAGAAGTAAAAAATCAGGTTTCACAAATTGATAAAGTTACTTTTGCCAATCAGATACAAGCGTGGCGTAGAGTTAACTCGGCAGCCGAAAAGGATTTCGGTGGAACGTTAGATGGATTACTCATCAAACTGAGAGATATCGATAATAAGTCTGATTTCGGCAATCTACAAAAGCGGTTCAGAGGCGTAAAAGCTGAAGCGGACGCTTTAGGAGTAACTGGTAAGAGTATAGGTGACACTTTCGCTTCAAGTGCACGTAAATTCTCCGAATGGATTGTTTCTGCTGGGGCTGTAATGACAGTTATTCAGTCAATACGTCAAATGATTAAGAATGTAATTGACTTAGATACTGAATTAGTCGATTTAAAAAAGACTACCGATGCAACTACATCTCAATTGGAGAAATTTTATTATAGCTCTAATGAAACCGCAAAACAATTAGGTGTATCAACTAAGGAAATAATTTCTGCTACAAGTGCATGGAGTAGGCTTGGATATTCCATTAAGGATGCCAGTACAATGGCAAAGAACTCGGCAATACTTGAAAGCATATCGCCAGATCTTAATATAGATAAAGCCACAGATGGACTTGTCAGTAGTTTAAAAGCTTTCAAACTTGATGCTGAAGATTCTCTTGACGGAATTATATCAAAAATCAATGTTATTGGTAACACTCAAGCAGTGAATAATGGAGACATAGTTGATATTTTAACAAGGTCATCTTCTGCTATGTCTGAAGCAAACAATACTCTTGAACAAACCATTGCATTGGGAACGGCTGCAACTGAAATTGTTAGAGATAGCGCATCTGTTGGAACTGCTCTAAAGACAATTTCAATGCGATTACGCGGATATGATGAAGAAACAGAGTCATACACCAACAACGTAGAAGTTCTTACTGGTACAATTGCGAATTTAACAAAAACTGCACAAACTCCTGGTGGAATAAGTTTATTTACAGATGATACAAAGCAAACTTATAAATCTACATATCAGTTGCTTGAGGATATTAGTGAAATTTATTCAAAGCTCAGTGATAAAAATCAAGCCGAATTACTAGAGGCCATAGCCGGGAAACGTCAAGGCCAAATTGTAGCTGCCATGTTAAGCAATTTTGATGCAGCACAAAAATCTATGGATTCTATGGCGGATTCTGCTGGCGGCGCAATGCAGGAAATGGAAGTAATTTATGATAGTGTCGAATACAAATTAAATAGGCTTTCTCAAACGGGTGTTGGAATATCTCAAAACTTGTTTAATAGAGATGATATTAAAACGGTAATTGATTTATTGACGAATTTGGGAGAAGCGTTAGAGTTTGTTACAGATAAATTCGGCTTATTCGGATCATTAGGTGCTATAGGAGGTGGGATTTTAGGCGCAAAAAGCTTGGGTCAGCGAAATCGTTGTAGGTACAATTGGCTGCGAGGCTCAAGAAGTCACTACTGCTATGGTTAAAAGCCATAGATAAAACAGGAACGAGTTTATGTGTAATGCATAAGCAAGAGGACTTAAGTACAATTCCTTATATGACCATGCGTGACTGCGTGGTATTAGAGACTGGAATCGCCATGAAGATGGCTAATCAGCAGGGAAACGGTCTGTCATATTAATTTATGATAAGAGTTGCCCCCATCGGCTCCCAGGGAACATGGAATAATATATTTCATGAATGTAGAGTCAGGCCAGGTTGTCGGAAGACAATAACAAAAAGTCAATCGTAACTATACGATGTACCAAAAATAGTTGGGAAGATGCTCCCAGATTTTTATACGGCTTGCAATCGTATGAAAGTTATTGCATTAATAATAAGTTTGTTTAAAGTGTAAACCTCCACCGCCTAATAAGAACCTACGTTCTTGTAGGAATATGGAAAATTATGGTAGTTGATTTTTAGCAAGTTATTGCATATAATATACTATACCAAACTATACAAAATAAAACCGAGGTTTTAGCTTGCATTTTTCTATATTTAGTGTATAATAAAAATAGGTTAATCGAGAATGACGGTTAGAATATCATTCATCAGTAAGTATTGTCTCCGAGAATGACGGGACTTGAACTTAGAATATCATTCACCAGTGTGTGTTAATAGCCGCAGATAACGGTCAGAATATTATCTATAGGTAAGTAAGGCTCTAATTTAATTAGAGCCTTTTGTTTTTAGGGGGACACTTAAGATGAATCTAGTAAAAGTAAAGCAATCATTTTATTCACTTTGTGAGAAGAATGGTATTAACGAAGAGTTGATGCTTAATGAAAAAGGTAGGCCTTGTGTATTAATTATTCAATTAAAATATAAAGGAAAAATAAGAGACTTTGTTGTACCGCTGAGATCAAATATATCTCCAAAAACGCCAAAAAGTCAGTTCAAAGCCCTACCGCCAAATCCTAAGACTAAACCTACATATTTTCATGGTGCACATTATATAAAGATTTTTCCGATTAACAAGACCTTTATCGACAAGTATCATGTTGAAGACGATCCGTACTATAATACAATATTAAAAATTCTAGATAAAGAAGAGGCGGCAATCGTTAGTAAATGTCAACAATATTTATTAGAAATCGAAAGTGGAAAGAAACACCAAATGACACCAAATATTGATGGGATATTAAATGTTATTGATGCTGAGAGCAAAAATAGTAAATGATGAGTCAACTGCTAAACATCATAGGTCATTTCTAGTTCAGTCAATCGAAAATTTAGAGTCAGTCACTAGACTGGCTCTTTTTGTATTCAAAAAAGGAGTATCATACGATACCCCCTCATCTGTGCTATAATTTTACTCTTTACTCATTTATTTTATTTTGATGATTCACTAAATTAAATATAGAAGGGACTAATCTATGAAACAAAAATTAAGAACCTTATTTTTTCTAACCCTTGGCTCTTTTATGGGGTATTGTATATGGTTTACTATCGCTACGCAAATAGGGATAATATAAAATATTACAATAATTTTAAAGGAGATTACTCACTTTACCAACGGCAAATTAATCAAACAGTTGATTCACTCAGGAGGCGATAATATGTATAAATATGATTTAACTTTAAAAAATAAATCCGAATGGATTTCATATGTAAATGAGTTGCTGAGCAAAACCGATAAAACTGCTGATGAGTTATTGGAAAAAACACTTACATTCCCATTTGAATTTGGTGGCGAGATTATTTCACAATAACTCCAAGCGCCTTCATTTGTTTTTTGAAATCATCAACAAACTTTGTTGTATCGTATGGTGTTTCAGTTTTACATTGAGGACAAGTAAGGATGTATTCTTTGTTCTTAAATACGTCTTTACTTTTTACTTCTGTAACACATCTACATTCTGGATTATTACATTCCAATTTTATTTTTGGATTTTGTTTGCATAAAACTTCGATATACTTATCCATAACTAAATCCCCCTTTATTTTGTGTAATTATATTATATTCTACCACTCGTACTTACAATTATTACAGTGAAAAGTCTTCTTTCTTTTATTACCAAGTAGTCCAAACATACCAGCATTGATTACTCTTGAAGTTGCTGAAATACGTGTAATGTTGGTTGATGAACAAGTCGGACATCTAGGTTGATTGCTATTACTACTACTCTCCTGCTTCTGTTATTGCTATTTCGATAAAAATTTTATCAAGGAGCGTTTTTACCTTTCCTGATAATTCGATTATCTCATCATTTATACTATTCAGTTCAAGTGCTTTGAAATACAAATGTAAAGTTTCGTCAAACGAGTTATCAAAACTATCTGGCGTGATTATATTACCAGAAATATTATGAGCCACTATTCGACCAAAATAATACATGTATGAAGAAAGCAAATGGTCATAATCTTTCGGGGCTTTCGTTTGAGTAAATTTTTCTCCAGTTTCTTTTATCAACAAAATATCATTATTAATCATGCCTGTAATTTTATCCATCTCTAAAATCTGAATGTCATTTATTGTTTTTGCACCCATAATAAACAAAGATTCAACATATGACGCATGAAACTCGGTTAAAAGGGATAACCTCTTTGATTTTTCATCTGATGGCATATTTTTTAACAGATTTCCATAATCCCACAAATGAGTGAATTCATGATAAAGTGTTGATTTGTAATCAAAACTTCTATCAATCATATATCCAGAATTAACGTATAAAATAATTGGTCTTTTGTACGCCTCTACTCTCATTACATAGTCGGGATTCTCTTTTGTATTGTGGCTAAAGATTATTTTAAAATTTGGCAAATTGCTATTATTAATAAACCTTTTATATTCTTCAACTTCTTTATGTATTAGATGTGTCCAAGTTAATTCTTTTGTTTTAAAATTATAGTTCACGATAACAACCTTTCCGAAAGGAGATAAAATGTCTCAATATGAACAGGTAATTGAAGAAGTCTCATCTGAAATTATTCGCCGATTAAACGAGTTTGATGAGATTTATCAAAATCTTACTCCAGAAGAGAAAGATAAATGGGATAAACTTCAAGCCGAATTAGATAAATTAGGCAAAACTTGTGAAATTTAACATTATACAAATAAACTTATGGTTTCTGCCTTTTGGATTCATAAAATTCATTTACGTAGGACACGGAATCATTTTTACAGATATTGATTAAATTATTGTACTCTTGTGCTGCTACTATCGGTTTGTTGTCCAGTGCAGCTAAACCAATTTTCAGAAAACTTTCTCGGTATTTTGGTGGATATAAATCCATGACTTTCTTAAAAATCAACTTACCCTTTATTTCTAATGATAGATATCCGCATAAATATAGGATATTTCCTATGGCATCATCTATATCATACGGGTCGTAGTTTGATAAAAATTTATTCATAAAATGCACACTTTGATTAAAATAATTTCCACTTACAACGCTCAATGATTTTATTTCATTCTTATCATAAACTTTAATATTTGCTACGTTCAATATTTTAACTTTGTTAAAAATTGAAATCAAGTATTTTATTTTGCATAATTCAGCATGCATTTCTGAGTATGATTTCACAATATCCGAAACATTATCGGACTTATCTTTAAATGTAATAAAATCAAACACATGTGTAAATTCATGATATAAAACTGACTCTTGGTATTTAAGGTGATAAGAATTCATATCGTTAGAAATATGAATGATAAATTTATCATTTGATAACTCAAATAACTTTACGCTAGCCTCGGCTTTCTCTTCGTCGTACTCAACTGCCTCAAACATTGGAATATTTCTTTTAAAATCACTATTATATTTTAATACTAAATTGTTAACTTCGTCTTTTGTAAACATAGAACCTCCTATAAGAAAGGAAAACTTCATATGAAAGATCTTGATGAAAAATTAAAGCAACTTGAAGAAAAATGGGATAATATTGCTAAAAGTACCTCAATCCCATATGTTTCATATGATTCAATTAATTGTCCAAGAATCCTCGGTGAAGGCTGGATTGATAAGATTCTAGCCGAAATCGAAGAAGAAAATGCTACTGGGGAATTTTAAAAATCACTCTTACAACTATTACAATGCCACTGTTTGCTCACTTTACCAACGGAGAATATTCCAAAGAGTGCAACGCTTCCCGCTTTAGATAATCCTGAAATCTTCTTGAGGTTTGTAGAACTACAATATGGACACTTTGGTGTGTTACTACTCTCCGCTACTATAAATTGGCTCATATTACTAATTTATATCATTATTAGCATATTGGTGTAAAAACGTTGTTATTCTGTAAGATATATCCGATATATTCTCACTAAATACAAGTGGCTCAATATTGTAACAATAATAAAGGTGTTTTAAGTTCTCGTCACACGGGAAGTCAAATTTAATCAATTCCGTTTGCTCGTTTAAATATTCATTACACAAAGACACTGAAGCATAGTAATACATGTATGCATCTAAAACATCATACCATTTAGCAATCGACTTTTCCTCATTGTAAAAGGCAATGTTTTCATATATTAAATACTTGTTTCTATTTAAAAAAATCATCATTGCTTCCTTATTAATTTGAGGTCTACTACTAATATTTTCAGCCCCTATTAAATACAGTCCTTCAATGTAAGAGGCATGATATTCCGAATATAGGCGTAAAGAAACTTTCGAAGTAAGAATATCATCGTTTTGATTAACTTTTGAATAATCTAATATATGAGTGAATTCATGAAAAAGTGTTGCCTGTAAATTATGTTCTTTAGTGACCATCATTCCTATAAGCACGTTTAACTCCATGGGGGACTTGGTGTGGTTTACTTGTGCCGCTAACCTTCCCCCAGGTATAATGTTCATAAAATTAATTTTATATTCTGGAAAATCGCCTATTTCCATGAATTTTTTATAATGAGATTCTATTTTCCTTATTTTTACTTCCCATAATAGCTTTTGCTTATGTAAATTATTCATTATTCTCTCCAGAAAGGTAGGTGTGTATGAAATCTTACGATGATGAAAAAATCAATGAGTTGATAAAATATTATACCGAATTAAATAAGCAATTCGGATTCGAAAACATAAAACCAATATCAAGTGATTTTTTTAAGAAAGAGACAAGTAACCCTCCGAGTTGGTTTGTTTATCTTCAGAACATTTAGCCCTCTACCACGTATGCCCGCAATTTCCACACTTGAAGCTTTTATTAATTTTCTTACTAAATAGTCCCAACATAGCAACTGATCCGACTCGCTCTAAACCTCCAATTTTTTGGATGTTGGTTGATGAACAAGTCGGACATTTAGGTTGATTGCTATTACTACTACTCTCCTGCTTCTGTTGTTGTTGACTTTGCTCATATTGGTTTCTGAATTGAGACATTTTAAGTTCGTACTCTATGATGTCTTTGCTGTGGAGATCGACCATAGCATCGAGGAGTTGACGGTTGTTGTTGGTAATATGCATGAGCATAATTAAATCATCACTAGTAATTCCAGTATCAATTAAATCCGACCCACAATATGGACATATGTCATTTGTGCTTAAGGAGAAGATTTCCAAGTAACCTTTTGTATTTCCATCAACATGGTCATTTGTATCAGCACATGCTTGGCAAAACATTACAGTTTTGTTGTTCATTTATGTCACCCCATTTTATACACTTTTTATAATTATAATATTCCTTATTATTAATTGCAAGTTGATAATAAAGAAACCTACTGAATCGCTCGCAAACTACAGTAGTGAAAATGGTTGGAGTACTATTTTAGATTCGCTCAAGTCAAAGAGTTACGAAATAACCTCTGAGATGGAGTCAATATTTGATAGGATTTCAAAAATTCCTGAAAAAAGCATTGCTCTTGTCCAATGGGATGACTTTATAAATAAAAACAAAATTGCTGACGAAACACTTAAAAAATTCCTAAGCGATGCAAATCAAACCGACAAATCACTCGAAGCTTTTAAACTGTATCCTGATGTTGTAAATAAAACGGGTAAAGCATTTAACTTTGCTGCGCTTGGAGCCAAAGCTTTTAACATGGCAATGAATGCAGCAATTATGTTTGCTGTTGTCAAAGGAATTGAATTAGCAGCGAAAGCAATAGACAACTATATCCATCGTCTTGATAATGCCAAAGAAGCATTGGCAAGCACCGAATCCGACCTTTCTTCTGTAAAATCTGAAATAGAAACCACAACAGATCGTATTAAAGAATTAGAAGCCATGGACTCTCTTTCTATTACAGATAAAGAGGATTTGCAAAGGTTAAAGGATCAAAATGAAGAATTAAGGATTCGTCAGCAATATTTAGAGAAACAAAAACAGAGCGACGCTGATAAAGTAGCGGATCTTACTAAGGAGAAATATAACTCCAAATATGGAAACACAACTCAGGAAGATATTAATAAATATCGAGCATTGTATGGAAATAATAATAAAAACACCTATACTTCTGTAGATGAATATGGGGTACCAATTACTACTTCTTACTATTCTGGCAATCAAACCGATGAATATGGCGTGTCAACTGGTTTAAGCACAGAGTCAAAAGATTTAGCAAACCTTATTGCACAGTATCAGTACTATCAGGAAGAAAAGGCGAAGGCCATAGCGGCTAACGATGAAACTAGTATTGAAAAATACAACGCTAAGTTAAAAGATACCAATCAGAAGTTAATGGATAATAGAAAAACCCTTCAAGGATTTTCTGATGATTTAGCGGGTGAAGCAAGTCCAGAATTAGATGGTATTTCAGAAAAACTTAAACTCATTGATGATTTGCTTCTTACGCCTGGTCAAAATCTAACCAACTTCATTAACTCTAATATACTGAATGAAGATAAAGATAAATTAGTTGCTCTTGCAGATTCCGGAGAATTGACAGCCCAAGTACTTTCAACCAATTTTGCAGATGTGGACGCTTATTTAAAGGAAAATAAGTTAACTCTCGGAGATTTAATTTCTGTAATTAGAACCTATAAGGATGAGTTGTCTAAAGCCGAAGAGGTGGCTAAGAAATCTTTTATTCCAGAATTTGAGAACCTTCCAATTGATAAAATAGAGGAATACATATCACTTGTTAAATCTGGAAATATAGATGAGGGGACAATAACGTCATTCTCTGAATTAAAAAAGCTAATGTCTGATACAGGCATGAGTGCAAAAGATGCGGCTAAAGCGCTTAAAGATTATGCGGATGGATATACCTTATCTACAGATTTAATTTCAAATATGCAAGGCGCATATGATCTTCTAAAAAACGTTGGCGATCAATACAAAAAGACAGGATTAATCGGACTTTCATCACTTGAATCAATCGTTAAACAGTACCCTCAGTTGCGCACAGCGGTTAATGAGTATGTACAGGGACTGATCAGCGCTGATGATGTAATGGGTCAGTTACATGCGGCATATGACAATGATACGGCTGCCTTTAGGTCGGCTATGGCTTACAAGTTGTCAGGAAATGAAGACTTTTTCAGTACGATTGTAAATAATAATCAGTCCTTATTTGATGATCTAGGCAAGGCCTATGGGCTAGATGTTACAAATTGGAAAAACATGGCACAAGCCAAGGCTGAGATCGACCAGAAACTTATTCAGAGTCTGTCAACAGCATGGTCAAAGTATTACAATATCGTATTTGATTCTGTTTCAGGACTAGCAAGCCTTGATGGAATGGATTTAAGCCGCGTCGGTTCCCATGGTACTGCCGTTAGTGAAGAACAGCAAAAAGCATGGTCTGAAGCTACTAAACAGGCTAATAAGTATAACCAGATTATTAATAAATTGAACGAAGCTGCAAGTATACAGGTTGAACCTCCTGATTTTAGAGGAATCGGCTCTGTAGATAAAGCTGGTTCAGATAAAAAGAAAAAAGATGAAACTCAAAATGATATTGACTGGATTGCTCGTAATACTAAAGTAGTTCAAGATGAGTATGCAAAATTAGAAGATTTAGCCAATAAAGATACAATTGCATATCTTGGATTAACACAAGGAGAATTTGATAAAGCAAAATCAATTTTCGACAATGGTCTTAGCAACTCAGCGGAAGGTTTATCTCAGCTACAAAGTTATGCTGATAAAGCAGGATTGAGTTTGGGAGAATTATATACGATGATTCAATCTGGCGCTCCTAGTGCTTCAAAAGAAAATGCGCTGCAAAGTATGTTAAAAATGCAAACTGAAACTTTACTTCCGCAATATCAACGAGAAGTTGAGGCATATTCAAAGGCATATGAAGACGCTTTAAAAGAGATTCCATCTGAATACAGAGACAAAGTTGAGAATGGTGGAGAAGGAATTGAATCTTTACCTAGTGATTTGGCTAAAAAAGTTCAAGCAGCAATAGATGCCAATGAAAGGTTGAAATCGTCTGAAAAGCAATTAGCCGATGGCGAGAATAAACATATTGCGACTATCAAGGAACTTCATGAAAACAGAATTGATGCAATCGATATTGAGAACGAAAAACTTCAACAGTCCAATAAGATAATCAAGTCTCAAATAGAATTGATGGAAGCACGCGGGAAGATTGTTGATGCAGATTTTTACAAACGGCAAATAAATAATAATAAGGGATTGATTTCTGGCAACCAGCAAAATATTGCTGAATGGGAATCTGAAATGGCTGATCTTAGGGCAGCAAAAGTAGATACTAATTCAAAGGAATATAAAGAATTACAAGCGAGAGTAAAAGCCGCAAAGAATGAAATATATGGGTTGAAACTCGAACAAGAGGAATTTAATCAAAAACTTAAACAGATGCCGATTGATCACTTGTCTACGATGATTTCCATGTATGGCGATATCACAGCCAAGATTGAAAATTGGGGAACTGTTCATACGGCAACCGGAGGAAAATTAAATACCGAGTATTACCAGATGCTTATTTCTAATGGTGCTACTGTAATCGGTCAGTATGAGAAACAGATACGAGAAATAAAGAATCTGATGCGCGAGAGTCAAAAGGGGTCTACAGTCTGGAAAGAACTCTATAGCCAGTTACAAGATATCGATTCTGCTACAACGTCTATGTTGTCTAATCTACAAAAATGGAATGAAGAATTATTGAAAATGCCATTGGACAGTATCAATACATATTCCGATAGCTTACAGAAAGTTATTACTGGATTAAATGGAGTGAAATCAGAACTTGATTCTGCAACTTCGGCAATTACTACGGCAATATCCGATCAGATTGATTTATTGGAAGAGGAACAAAAAGCTGCTGCCGATGCACGACAGGCTGAAATTGATGCCTTACAGGAAAAGGCTGATTTATTAGAGAAAACCAATGAGAAATTGAAGTTGCAGATGTCTCTAGAGCAAGCAGAATATAATCTTGCAAGATCTCTATCTCAAAAGGTAAATAAAGAAGTCCGAAATGGCGAAGAGGTATTTGTTGAGGACTATGATGCAGTAAGGAAGGCGAAAGAAGATAAAATCGATGCTCAATTTAACATCGATAAGTACAACCTTGAACAGCAGATAGAGGACGCAAAGACAGCTCTTGATGACTTGAATGACAGCTATCAGGATCAGATTGATGCATTAGAAAAAGTCAGCCAGAAATATTCTGAAATAAGTTCTGCTGCTGAAAAGATATCAAATGCCAATTTAGCAACTTCTCTGTTTGGCGAAGGGTGGGCAGAAAAGTTGTTGTCGGGCAATGATAACGAGATTTATGCTACTCTTACATCACTCTATCAAACTAACGCAAAACAACTTGAAGAGTATCAGAAGCAAGCAGACTCAACTTCAAGTATTCAGACACTTATTGAAGATTACGTTAACTCATTTAAAGCCGGTGAAATAACATATGAGCAGGCCATGACAAAAATCAACGGTCTCCTTTCCCAGATGAGTGAGTCTATGACTGCTATGGATAAGTTGCAGAATATATATGACTATTTAGGAACGGTTAATGGTGTTGGTGCGGACGCTGATAGTATTCTCAAAGGAATAAAAGACGGTCTGGCCGTTACCGCTGATGAATTAACCAAATCATTAGAACAGTATAATAAAAACTCTGGAATGATTTCTGAGCATACTTCTAGCTGGGAACAGCTTACTAACAATGTATCATCTATGCTTGATGTGTTAAAACAGGTTCGTGATAACCTAAGAAATGCTTTAGATAACTATGATCGCGATGACGATGATGACAATGATAACACCAGATATGGAGGAGGTAAAGACGGGAGCCCCGGAACTCCTGGAAGGGGCGACTACGTAAATAGTGGGCCCGGAGTTAAATTAGCAACTAGTCGTAAAGATGGCATTACAAGGGGATTGGTAGGATCATCTTCTGATTCTGATAAAGAAGCGTCGATGAAACTTTTGGGACTAAAAAAGCTTGATCCAGACGAACTCCCTGCCGTACTGCATATGGGCGAGGCTGTATTTAATCAGGATCAGCAGAATAAGCTATTAGAAAATTTCAGATCAGCTTACAGTTTTCAGCCGACTGTTCCAGATTACAGCAAGACACTAGCAAACGTGAATATGTCTTCTCGATCAGAACCAATTGTTGTGAATCTCAAGTATGGAGATTTATCATTTCCAAATGTTAGAAATGGTGAGGAGGTAGTTGGTGAATTTGTAAAACTTAGTGAGCAAGCCCTTAGACAGAGTATATCAAAATTTAAAAGATGAGAGTTTATGGAGGTATAGAAACATGCCTCCTTTTAAATTGGTGGAGGTAAACGAATGAACCTTTTTGAAACGGCAAAATTTAATGCTGAAAACTTTTTGTTGGCCATTAATAAATTAATAGATGGCGCTTCATTTAGCAAACATTTTCAAGCGACAGTTACAGAAAAGAATACGGATATAATTTACAAGGTATCATATAAAAATAAAGTATATAAGGTTAGCTCGTATTATTCTCTCAATATAGGAGAGATGGTATGGGTGTGTGTTCCAAACAATAATTGGGATTCTTTATTTGTAGTGAGTCACAAAGGGAGGTAAAATATGTATTCAATAATACATCCCATAGAGCCGTTTGACGCTGCTATTGGAACAGAAATAAAGTTTACTTGGCGTGGAAATCAGATTTATAAAGTCCGGTGTATTGTCAAGAATAATGAAACTGGTGTAACTGTATATGACAACACAGAAAGTACCATGAAACAGACATACCCTCTCCCACCTAATTCCGGATTAATAAACGGCACAAAATACATAGCGTTTATTACTGTATTTGACGTAGACAACAATGAATCAACATTACAAAATATAGGGACACCATTTTATTGTTATACCTCTCCCGCTTTTACGCTATCTGTTTCAAATGGAGATACTATTAGATCCTCATCTTATTCCATGGGAATAAATTATTCACAAATTGAAGGTGAATTATTAAACTGGTTTAAGATTACCTTATACAGTTATCAAAAAACCATTCTTAATTCATCAGGTGAGATGTATGACACATCAGATTTATCCTATATCGTAAATAATTTACAAAATGCCACACAATATTATATTCGGGCTACAGGTGAAACCATTAAGGGTATAAGTTTAGACACAGGTTATATTTTAGTTACTGTTTCTTATACTACTTCTCAGATCTTCAGTAAATTGGAATTGAATAACATTCCTGAGACTGGTGCGATTGAAATAAATAGTCATATAATATCTGCCGAGGGTGTTCCGGAAAAGGACGTAATATATATAGATGGTGAGCGGGTAGATTTAAGTGATAATAGCGTAACCTTTAACGAAGGATTTGAAATAAAAGGTGATTTTACGGCTATTTTTAAGTTTAACAGACCTAAGCGAAATGCTGTCATTAAAGAGTTTGGAACGGCTGATAAATTGAATGTAAAAATATATTACCGACAAGGAAGCTATTCTGATTCAAACGGGGAAAAAGGTTACTTTGAACTAATAGCTAATTCTGGAGGGATAAATTATATTTCTAACAGTGGATATGTTAGTATTTTAGCTAGTGATTATCAGTATGAGTACTCGTTGTTGGTCAATAGAAAGAATGGACTTTTCGATTTAGAAGCAACAGCAAAAGGAACGCTGGTAAGATATTCGCCTAATCCAGACGGCTCAAACATGACAGAATCAAGGCAGCCAAACAGCCAGTATGTTGGTGTGGGGTATATGCCTAAAGATATATATGAATACGAAAATCTATTCAAAGAAACGGCTAAATTCACCACTGGTCAAAACAGAGTTAATATATGGTACAATGAGTCGAATAAATGGACTATAGAACCAGATACTGAAACGCCAGAATATGTAGCACATTGTAAAGATTCTGGATTAACGGCAAACTCCATAAAATCTCTTTACCCAAGTCTTATAGAAGGGGTAAAACCAACAGATGTATTTACTGTAGATTTAGACTTCAAAACACCTAATTATGCAGAATGGAGTGATAATGATACAAAAGGTAGTAGACCCTTTATAATTGAATTATATGGAAGTACATCTATTACCTCCAGATATGGTTGGCATGATATGTTTCTTGGAGAAGTTAAAGGCACAACAATAATCCCTAATTTACCAATAGAAAATAACAAATGGTATCATCTTACAAGGGTAATAGATTTTAATACCGAACAAATATCATGGAGTCCCGGAAAAAGTTGGGCTGATGTGAAGTACTTTTCAATACGACTAACACTGTTTAAGAATGGAGAATTATTTTTTAGGCATGTTAAATTAACCAGAGGAAATAAATCTTCCAACTGGACTCCCGCCCCTTCAGACTGGATATCTGATCCGAATAATTATGAGTGGAAACAATTATAAAGAGAAGGAGATGAATTTATGATTTTAGGATTTAGTTTTGCAGCATCGAAGGAGTCATTTAGTTTATCTCCTGTCTCACCTGAAAATATCGAATATTTAACAATAAAATCAGCGATTTATGATGAAGCTTATGCATCGTTGGATATGATTTCACCAGATGATTTCGATGGATCAATTCCAACTGACTGGACTCTCAATACTAGATTGCATGCTTATTTTAAAGGGGATTTACATGGGGGTAATGTCAATTTTACAGAAAGCTTGGTTGAAGCCGTTAGAATAAAACGCAAAACATCTAAAGACAAGAAATTTAAAACAATTTATGAAAAACGAATTAATAAAAAGGAAGATTTTGCAATTGACATTATGCATTATTACGCACCCGTTGGAGATGTGACATTTGCATATGTTCCCGTCATTTCAGGTGGTGAGAGCGATTATATTGTAAACACTGTAGAGTCAAAGTTTGACTCTTATTTTATTTGTGAAAATAATGTATCGTATCCAATGGTTTTAGATACCAATTTTAATAAAAAGCGCGTCCAAATAACAGGACTTATTGAACCGCTTGGAAGAGAAAAACCTATTATTTTCAAAGGTGGTATAACCAATTATATTACTGGAGATATAGAATGCTGTTTTATTGATAACACAAATTGCATATGGCAAACAGAAACGTCATGGGATTATCGAAATACCATATATGATTTTCTAACGAATGGCAACGTAAAAATCCTCAAAGATTATTTTGGAAATGTTTGGTTGATTGGAATAACTAGTGATGAAATAACGGAAGAATCCGATCACCCATTTCATGTAATTTCAAAATTTAGTGTCGCAGAATGTGGTGATGCATATAGCATAAGTGATTTATATTACAATGGTCTACTTGATACAAACATAGATGGATAGATTGGAGGTGAAATGTGGGATATATAGCAACACAGGAAGATATTGATGTTTTACACCAAGGCGGACAAGAAATGAGAATTAAGGTTGAACTACTGAATCACAATTTCAAGACGTTGGATTCACTAGAGGGAGTTATTATATCCGATAATTTCTCTCAAGATTCTGAAGCAATTCAGAGAAGAACTTATTCTTGCGATATGGTAATTTTAGATTCAACTTTCATTATTGGGAATGATAAAAAGATTTGGTTGGATAAAAGGTTGAGAGTTTATTATGGAATGCGAAGTCAAAGAACTAAGAAGATAATATGGTATAAATTAGGCATTTTTTGTTATATCAGTATGAAATATACATACTCAAAGAATCAAAAACTACTATCGCTTGATTGCTCTGACTTAATGGCACAATATGATGGAACGTTAAATGGACAGATTTCAGGTCGTGGTTCTTCAAATAGTTATTCAAGTCATATTATTCAAACATTATCTATTCCGGCTGGTGAGGATATAAGAAGCTCAGTTATAGCAATTTTAAATTTAGCCGGTATTACCAATTATGTTGTAGAAGATATTGGAAAAGAAATTCCCTATGATTTAACTTTTAATACTGGTTCTTCTTATGCTGATATATGGAAAAAAATAAGAGACTTGTATGAATCTTGGGAGTTCTTTTTTGATGAAGACGGCACTTTTATTTGGCAACGAGTACCTACTTGTCTGGAAGACGATATAATTTTAAATGATGAAGTGCTAGAAAGTATCGTAATAAACGAAGAGGCAACTCCTGTTTTTTCTGGGATTTATAATGTCACAGAGGTATGGGGGAAGGTGCTAGAACTTGAAAATAAAGATAGGTACTCTTCCACCTCTACATATTCAAATAATATTTACGGTGTAACGTTTTCAGATTATTCATCATGGGAAGATATTGACAATTTAACAATGCTTGCATTTAAAACATCAGCGTCGAATCTTAATTCACCGAAGTTTTCCATAAATGGTTATACTTCAATTCCTATAGTTGACGGTGATGGTAATCCACTTAAACAAGGAAATTTAGAAGTGGATAAGATATATGTATTCAGGTATAGACGTTCTGTTTCAGGTAATTCTCTTTATCTCCTTGGCAACTTTCAGTGCTATGGTAGATATGAGGAGAAGTCTGATGACTGTCAATTCTCAACTACAAATCTTGGCTATGAAATAATAAATTCAGTTGAATACGAAACATTAAGTGATGATGCTGCTTGTTATAATCAGGCTGAATATTTAACATATAAAACTACAGCCATGATGGATACGATCACACTTAACTGTGTAGTAATTCCATGGCTGACTGTAAACAAAAAAATCGAATACACGCCAAGGTATAACCATAAAAAGGAACAATATATTATAAAAAATATAAGTTGGAGTTCTGGGAATGGAACAATGACAATGACTCTCTATAAATTTTTAGAGAGTTTTTCTTATGTGTATGACAGAAAAAATAGGATTTGAAAGGAGTAAATATATGGCATATGAAGAATATCCGCGAAGTCAGTTCCCTGATGCTATAGATAATTTTGATAATATGCAGGATATTCCTGCGAGTCTAATCCCACAGATGAACGCTTACCAGACAGCAAAAGCAAATGGCGACTATGCAACGGCTAATGGCTTATTAGTGGCTTATCCGGAATTAAAGAAATCTTTATTTGATGCAGACAGGGTAAATTCTTTTCAAGATGGTTTAAAAGCCACCCAAAAATGTTTCAAGGAAGATGTTCAAACAATGATAACTCATGTTGCACAAAATACAATTGGAATTAATGATAGTGCAACTGGAAACGACAAGAAAACAAATGCTTATTCCGCTGAAAAGACGGAGTATCTTTCAGGTGTAGTTATTGCAACTAATATTAAAATTCCTATAAGCTCATGGGGTAGTAATTTGACTTATATATATAACAATTCCGTCATATTAGCAAACGATAGAGTGGAAATCGATTTTGAGTCTGCAAGTATTTTTACGGCTTCTAAAGCATTCATCTATATACAAGATAACACAGGTGCTGGAAATATTACATTTAAAGCAAATAAATTACCCAAATCTGAATTAACAATTAAAGAAATAAGAGTGGTGAGATCATAATGGCTAAAAGTGGAAAGACAAATGTCGGTGGCGGTGGTGGAATTGGTTCTGATGAATTATCTGTCACAAAAAAGCGGGTGTTAAAAGGTGATACATATGTCGGAGCGGATACAAATGATGAAATTGGCGTTGGCGAATTGGATCTTGGTGTGATAACAGCTACTTCACCCGACATGTTAGCAGGAAAGGTAGGTGTCGACAAAGATGGAAACCCAGTAACCGGGACATTAGCGCTGACAGGAAATGCATCAGATGGTCAGGTATTGGCTGGGAGTACTTATTACAGTACGGATCCCAAAACCAAGAGGACGGGGACCATACCGGTTAGAGGGTTAGGGGTGGCGAGTACAAGTAGGGGACTTATTACACAAGGTTTATATTTCCGTATTCCATATGGGTACTATTACGAATCATCTGCTGACCCGTGGGTATATAGTACAAGGGCAGATGTAGCAAGTGCTATTGGATTAACAGCGTCTAAAATGATAAAAGGTCAATCGTGTTTGGATTTGTCCGGATCTACAGATTGGATATACACGGCGAACGAATCTTTGTTTAGTGGTTCATTTACTCCGACGACAGATAGCTTAACAAATATACAAACCGATCAGAGTATAGGGAATAAGATATGGGAAGGCAGTGTCCACCCAGAATGGCCATATGCAGTATTCAACCATGTACAAAGTCAGGCTATTTTAGGAAAAAATGGTGGTTATAGACGAATCATATTTACAGATTATGGAGTCGTATATAAACTAACCTTTGACAGAGATGCCAATGGATATACTAGGGTGTACTTCGTAGCAAATAGTGCCACTAGCACATATATATCAATCAAATGTATTGGGGGAACAACTGCTGATATAAACGGATAATTATTATTAAGGAGGATAGATAATGAAGAATGTAGTAGTAATTTATGATGGTGATGGTCAAATCCAAAATACACGGTATGATTTGGAAGAACCACCAATGGTATATTCTATAAAAGTAGAATTGGCTGAAAATGAATATGTAGATAATATAGATACTTTGCAAGATATTCACGTCCCAGTGATTAAAACATTTGAAAAATCTAGAGATGAACAGTTGGCAGATAAGGTAGAATCTCTTGAGGCACAAATATTATATCTGAAAATGATCAACGAATTGAATGGAGGGTCTGTAAGTGAGTAAATATTATGACAGGATTAAGCAATATTATGCTCTAAACTATTGGATAAAGGCTTGGGTATGGGATGCTGTACAATATGAATGGTTAACTACTGAGGAGTACGAATTAATTACAAAAGAAGAGTTCATTACTGAAAGACCATGAAATACCTATTGCGTTTAAGTTATTGACTAAGGGAATAGTTGAGTTTAATACTGGGAGAATCCCAAAGTTTGTGTAAACCTTCAAACTGATGTAAAATAAAATTACTCAGTCTGGAGGTTTTATTTT